CTCCGAGGTGGACATCCCATCGAAGTAGTCCCCCATCCCTAGGAAGTAGGCGTCCTTCTGGCCCTTGGCGTAGGCCAGAAACTCCCGCCACTTGGTTCCGCAATGCATATCACTATCACGGTGCACATCGCCAAAGGGGATGATCTTGATCGGCCTGTCGCAGGGCTGATTGATTACTACCTTGTGGGTGGTGAACAGGCCGGTGGTCTTCATAGATTCTCGATGAGTGTCTTATTGGGCCCCAGCTTTGTCACCTTGTAGGGGCGTGCCTTCTGGAACATCCACTCTTCTGCGCTTTGCAGGGCGCTTAGGTGGTGAACCTTCGGGGGTAGCTTCGGGGAAGGCTTCGGTGATCGGCTCGGCTCCTCCTTCTGGCCGAAGATGTCTAGCTGCATTGGTCACTTCCTTGTGGCACGGCTTGCACAGCACCCTTAGCCCGTCTTTCTCGCAGAACAACCTCTCCACGAACCCCGGCAGGTCTGAGGTGCTTCTCAACTGCCCACACGGGTTTACGTGGTCCAACTGTGTTTGCTTCTGCTGGAACCACTGGTGACAGATGGCGCATTCGTACTCCCACTTCTGCTGCTTCACTGGCCCGACGTAGGGCCTGCGCCCTGCGCTTCTGGCTTGGTAGTTTGGAGGCCAACGAACGAAGGCACGCCTTAAAGCGCTTCTTAAAAAGGACCAGTAGCGTGCCTCCGTCCATTGTCTACCTGCTCGCGTCAGTTCTTGCTTTGGCTTTGGCATTCTTCCTCTCAACGTACCACAGGAGGATGCCGTCACGGTCGTGAGGCATACCCTCGTAACGCTCAAGGCGGCGCTTAATCATAGACGCCGTAGTGCAGGAGATGTCGAAGCGATGGGACGCCTCCTTCAGGTGGATGCCCTCGTCCAGCGCCTTGCTCACCTGATAGAGAAGCTCGGGCTTCTCAATCTGGTTGCGGGATGGCTCCTTCTTGGACTTCACGACGACATCAGGAATCTCATTCCACTTCCAGCCCTTCGTATGCTTGGCTAGGATGTGGCGGATTGAGGTCATCGTCTCCGACACATCATATCCTAGGCTCATACCTCATCTCCTCTTGCGGGGCGCAGCCCCTTCTGAATCCAACTCAGGCAATGGAGGTAGCCGTGAGCGTCGATGAGGTTGTCGTCCTTCTGGCGGTGGCTGTCCCGGCGCAGCTTGAGGGCCACCATCATACGGGCCACATCCTCGGCGGTGATGCTTTGGTGCAGCTTTGCGTTGATTAGGCCAGACCACATCATAGCAATGCCCTCAAAGTCTTCGCGGGGATTGCCGTAGGCTTCGTTGCGGTCGCCAAGGATGAGGTCTAACGAGGCCTCAGAGAAGTTGGGCGAGGTGTTCATACAGGTGCGTAGGGAAGGAGCTTGGTGATGGGTCGGTCGAACATCATCCCGCAACGGCCCGTGCCGTCGGAGCGACCCTTCGCTTGGATGGCGTCCACGTAGATGAAGCGCAGGTCGTTGTCGGTGATGGTTTGCATCGTGCCGTCAGGCCGATGGTCGGGGGCATTGAGGAAGATGACGCGGTCGGCGTCCTGTTCCAAGTTGCCACTCTCCCGCAAGTCGGACAGGCGGGGCTCACGGTTCTCGCGCTCCACGCTGCGCCCTAGCTGGGCAAGCAGGATGACGGGAACGGACAGCTCGATGGCTAGGTCCTTCATCGCCATCGTGAAGCGGCCAAGGGCCATATCGCGGGTTTCCCCGCGCTCCTGCTGGGCGTCATACCGCTGGAGGTAGTCCACGCAGATCGCTTTGGGCTTGCTCACTTGAGCAAAGGCCTTGGCCCGCGTCACGATGTGCGACAGGGTGCGGTCTTGGTCATACACCGCCACCTGTAGATTGCGCACCTTGGCCAGCTCCTGCTTGAACGTCTCAAGGTAGGAGTGGGACAACCTACCAGAGAGGATGTCCCGATAGGAGATGCCACACTCGGTTTGGGCAAACAGCGGGGCCATCTGCTTGGTTGGCATCTCGCGGCTGAACAATAGCACCTTGCCGTCCCGTGCCCAGTGCTGGGCAATCTGGCGGCAGCAGCTACTCTTCCCCATCCCGGGACGGGCCGAGATGATGATGAGTTCTCCCGGCTTGGCTAGGCCGAAGCGACGGTCCCAGTCGGGCCAAGGGAAGCTCATCCCAATGTCCTTGTCCGTGTAGGTGCCAGCCTGCACCCGCTCCACCAGTTGGATGGCGGAGTCGGCAGCATCAGCCAGCGTCTCCTGCTTCTGGCCTTCGTGGTGCTTGGTGATGAGGTTGTTCACCTCCATCACGAAGCCCTCGACGCTGCCGCTATGGGCAAGCGTCTTCTCGGCCATACGGGAGCAGGTGGCGTGAAGCTCACGCATCACGTAGTGCTGGCGGATGACATCAATCCAGTGACTGAGCTGGGCCGTGGTGCACGCAGCCTGAGTCATCTCCACGAGCCCAGCCAAGCCGCCCACTTCGTGCAGCTTGTTCACTTTCTTCAGCTCCTCCACCAGAGCGTGCAGCTCAAGCGGCTGGCTGTTCTTGTGCTGCCACTGGATGGCCCGCCAGAGGCGGCGGTGCTGCGGCAAGTAAAAGCACTCCTCCTCAATCTTGCCGTCAATGGCCTTGGCCAACGAAGCAGGACCATCGAGAAGGATGCAGGAGAGGACGATGCGCTCGCCCTCCTCGGAATGGGGAAGCACTACGCTCACGACGCCACCTCACTCGGATCGTAGTTGCGACGCAGACGCCACAGGGTGAGGCACGCCTTGAACCACTCCCACGATTCGTGAAGCTGCTTGTGGTCGTAGCGCACGACATCAACCCGCCCCGGTTCCGTCTTGCTGACGTAGATGTTGATGCCCACGGTTTCGTCCTCGGGCAACTCGGTGCAGAAGGGCCGATACTTGGCCATAATGTAGGCCGCAATCTGAGCGCAGTGGGACCGCTTGAAGGCAATCGGCTCATCCTTCTCGGTCTTGCAGGTCTTGAAGTCGAGGATGCCGGGGAGCCCGCCCTCAGAGAAGGCGTAGTCCGTGGTTCCAGCGTATCCAAGGAACAGATTAGTGACGGTCACTTCCTGCTGCTCCACCTTGAGGCCAGCAGTCTTCAAGGTGTCCAGCGACTTGTTCGTCGCCTCCACGAGTAGCTCCATCCCAATCGGAACTTCGCCCTCCATAGCCTTGTGGAAGGCGGTGCCAAACACCTGCGCCTGCTCCATCTCCTTGTCGGCCTTCTCGCGAATGATCGCGGAATACTCCGACAGAGTCGGAGCCACGGCCAGCGGGTCACCGCTGCTGTAGCACGCTTCCAATATTTTGTTGGCCTTCCAGCGGTCCAGTTCAGGGGCCGCTGCCTCGTTGAGAACGCTGCTCACCGAAGGGAGCAGGTGCTCTAAGCGAGCGTCGCGCAGCGTGGTGCTACGAATGACGCCCGACTTGCTGATGCGGGTGTGGGACGGTTTGCCGTCGCGTGTGTACCAGTGTTCGCTCATATGTCGGAGTCAGCTTGCTACCATTTATGGCCAGCCTGCAAGAGTTTTTTCCTATTATTTTTTATCAAGATTTCCTCTTCAGCGGTGAGGTAGATGCGCTTCAGTTGTAACTCCCTCACCTGCTTTTGGATGCGTTCGTGGTGTACGTTCAGTTCAAGCTCGATGAGCTTCACTGGAGTCATAGCCATCAGCATCTGGCGGATTGCAGTCGTCTTCTCGTGTCGCGGGTAGCTCATAGAGGGGGCGTTGGTGATTTCGCTGCACGCTGCTGCAAGATGGCCTTGTGCTCATCAGCCTTCACGTAGGCTAGGTAGTAGCCCTTGCGTTGGGCCCGCCCTGCCACCATCTTTGAGTCGATGTGCAGGTGCTGAGCGATGTGCAGTGCACGCTGGCCCTGCGCAATCATCCGGTCGATGGAGGCCATCATCTCGGGCGTGTTCAGTTTGCGGTAGCGTCGTTTGGGTTTGTCAGACATCGGGATTGGCTTGGTTGATGAGCTCACGGCTGCTCCTTTCTCGCGGCGTCGAGGGCGGCGCGCAGCGCGGCGTTCTCACGCTCCAGATTGCGGATTGACTCGGTGCTATGTGTTACGGATCGAGTTAGTACAGCGTTCTCGCGCTGTAGCTCCGCAATCGTCGAGCGCAATGCGGCCTCCCGCGAAGCGCCTGCTTCGGCTGCTATCTCCAACTTTTCGAATGCCTTCTCCAATTCCTCAATGCGCTCAGTCGCCTCAGTTGGGTTCAAGCGCATTCGGATGACGGCGATGACGACGCCCACGTTCACCCCCGTTAGGAAAGCAAGTATGCACAAGATGGTAATCACGACGCCTCCTCGATGGCATTGTCAATGCAGGAAGACCGGCTGGCCTTCTTGCGGTGGTAGTTGGTCAGCACGCGCTGGTTGTGCAGCTTGCGCAGCAGTTCCTGTTCACGCTCGGCCCACTCTTTACGAGTGAGGTGTTCAAGGTATCCCTTATTGGACACCAGCTTTACCCCAAAGCACGCTAGCAGTTTGTTTATTGTGTTCATAGGCAATCATTTCGATACGCCGCCCATAGGCCAGCGTGTCATCCTTCTTGTGGCCCCTCGGGCCACCCTTGTGCACCCGCGCCAGCGTCTGCACATCCCCAGTCGCCCACGCCCTCGGGGCGTAGCGCTTCATATACCCCTCGACCACTAGCTTGGCCTTCTGCAAGTCGTCGCAGTCGGACCAGCTTCCACCGACGTTGCTATCCTCCCAATAGGCCCTGCTGATTTGCAGCGGGCCTCGATACTCACCCCAAGACACACGCCCCAACCTCCCTCCGCTCTCAACTTGATGGAGCGCCACCCAGAACGCCGCGCTGGGAGCAGCCAAGCATTGGCCTGAAAGCAGAAGGAAGAGGAGCGTGCGCATTGGGAGATGATTAGAACGGTACGTCTTCCGAGTCGGCGGCGTCGGCCACCGTCTCAGCCTGCGTCACGCGACTGTTGGAGCGGGCCTTGGCCTCATCAGAGGCGTCGATCTTGGCCCTAATCCACTCGGGCACCGCAGACGGCACCACAATCGGACCAGCCTCGGGGATGTCGAACACCACGGTGTCCATCGAAGGACGCACAGGTGCCATACCCTTGGTAAGCGGCATCACGCCTTGGATGCGGGCGTAGATGCGGCTCGGATCGGCCTTCCCGGGCTTGTGAACGATGTTCAGCAGGCAGTTGGCGCCGATGATGTTCTTCAGATCGAACCCACCAAGCTCCTCGTTGGTGAACGGACGCCCGCGCCAGCTCTCCAAGATGCCACGCAGCGTGGCCTTCTTGCCGATGCTCATCGTGTATTCCGATGAGATGATGCGCGGCTGAGGGCCGTCAGCAGTGGAGATGGTTTCGTGCGGCAGCTCCCAGCAGATCATCACCTTGCGGGCGGCACGGTATTGGGGATTGCCCGGGTCCTGCGTACCCAGATCAATCACCCCGTAACAGACGGCCTGATGCACCCCTGTGGGCACCGGCTCGATGGACTTACCACTATCAGCTTTTACGGTAGGCATATGTGTGTTGGTTTGGCTCCCCGTTGCGGGGAGAAATTAGTTGTTGGACGGATCGCCTCGGGTCACTCGGACGTTGTCGCCATCCACCGAGAGGGAGAAGCCAGCAGCCTCGCGGGTGGCCCTCAACTCCTTGTGAAGCTCCTTGGCATAGCGCAGCGCCGTCTCCTGCTCCTTGCAGGTGGGCTCCAGCTCAAAGCGGCTGAAGAGCCCATCAAGGACGATTTCGGTACGAACCATCAACTCAAGGACACAGATGACATCCTCCTGCTCGATGGCTTTGGTTAGCTCAGTTGTTTCTTTCATCCCCAGCACTATCTATTATTTTCCCCAAAAATACTAGCTCTATTTTTAAGAGGCTAGTAAGGTGCTGTTGGATGGCTATTTACGATATTTCTTTTTGGGTTATGCATCCAAACGCTGGTGCTGATGCAGGAACACGGGTGCACAGTTCACCCATTGCTGGGTGATACATCCAAACGCTGTCTGCTGAGAGACGAGGTGTCCGGTATGCTGCCGCCCGTGCTGGTAGGCCATTGCCCACGGGTTGTTCGGCGGTTCACTCCCAAAGGGAGCCTATTAAGAGAGGCTGGTGTTGTTCGTCAGGCCTCCCGCCAGTACCACGGAATTGCCTCCTTGCACAGGTAGGCACCCCGCGTGTCAATCCTTCTACCCTACAAACAAGAAACCCTCACCCCGGTGCATCGAGGTGAGGGTCGTGGCCTAGGTGACTAATCTAGGCCGGTAGAAGCGACACAATGAACAACTGGCGACTCCCACCATAGCACCACATCTCATTCCGTCAAGGGATTTTTGGCCCCCGGGGTGCATTTTTTTGAGCCCGGTTTCTGGAAAACGGTAAGCTGTTTACTATCATAGGGTTGTGACCGTTGTGGTTCGTTCCCAATCCTACAGCAGCCGTCGTCCACCCTTGCCGTTCCTCGCCTGATTGCTGCTCTCACGCTCCAGGACAATCCGCCCGCTCCTCGTGTGGCTAACGTCCTTCCCGTCGCCCTCGCTGCCCATCCTGCGGTTCGCAGCGTTCAGCTCCGCCCGATAATCCTTCCTCTCCTCGCTCGCGTGGTAGCGCTTGTTGTAGGCGTTCTTCTTACGCCTCGCCTCGGGATTCCTCGCAAAGTAACGACTGCTCTCGCTGGTTCCCGTGTATTTCCCCGCTAGCTTGTTGCGCATCCCCAATACTATCACATCACCAATTCTTTGGGGCTCCGCGACGGTGTGCAGCGTCCCGCTCACGCGGGCCGCAAAAAATGGGCGGAGACGCAGGGGGCTTGCAGCCCCCCGCGACGCCCCCCTGCTGCCGTTCGCTGCGGCTCACGCGCAACTCGAGTACGGCTCCGGGACCGGATTGGGGCCCCTCGCCCCAACCGCCCTCCGCAGTCTTTAGGGTCACCCCGTAAAGACAGCCCCCTCAAGGGGTCTGTCAATTCAATATCTCGGCTGGAGCTTCGCTCGTAGCCGAGCAGGGGCTAGCAGGTCGGGCAGGAATCGGGCACCGTGGTAAGTGGTATCTGAGGGGACGCGGATCGCTTGTGGGTCATCCGGCCCCTGCATACCCGAAACACACATCCACCCCAAAGCAACTCATAGTTTTTACGTAGCGCGCAAGCGCGCCACGTAAAACTACGAATTGCTTTAGGGCCCCGTCTGTGTGTTCCGGGGGCTCGTATGACCCACAAGCTCACCCAGTCCTCCACAGCTACCACAAACACCACGGCGCCCGATTCCGAGGCGCCCGACGTCAGTATGGATTTTGATTCTATTCGTTCGCGTAACAACATTCGTGACCGCAAGAACGACGAGGCCGATAGGCACAGCGCGTCGAGCATCATGGATAAGTCGGCTTCCAACGACCGCCGCGATACGCGGTCGCGGAGCGACTACGACGACGAGGCCTTTGAGGAGACCCACACGCTGGGGCAATACATCCGCGGAAAGGGCTACGTCCGCCACATCTTCGCGATCAATCATCGCGAAGACACGGCCACCGTCACCACCGTTCGTTTCAACTCCGAGGACGTTGAGGTCGAGCTGTCCATCGAAAGCGCTCGGAAGTTCTACAAGACCCTGCTCTCGTATGGTTTCCGCAAGAACTAACCCCTCATCCCACTATCACCTCCCAATGGGGTATCGCCCCCATACGACTCTTCCACATATGAAGCTCACATTGCGTAACACCCGCAAATACGAACTGCCCGCCTACTGGGCGTCCTACCTCGTCAATGGCGATGCGAGCGGCCTTGACCCCATCGAGCGCGAAGCGGTCGATGCCTTCCTCGACAAGTGGGGCCATCGCCACGACGAGTGCCTCTCCGTCTCACGCGAGTTCGTGGGCCGCAGCCAGCATTGCGGCCTGATTGCCGACGTTTGCACCTACATCTTCTCCTTTTCCCCCTCTTCGGGGGTTGCTAGCCCGGCTATGGGCCGC